GTTCGTCGACACGCTCCTCGCCCAGTTCAAGACCGGCGGCCCGCTGCACGTGGCGAACGTCGAGCGCGACGAGGAAGAGGACGCGGACGAGAAGGTCCACGACTTCTGATGCCCGGGGAGAAGCTGACCGCTGGGGAGGCGAGGATCGTAGGCCTTTACGCCGCGGCTAAAAAAAGGGTGCTGGGGGAATTGACAAGGATGGCCATCTCGTCCTATAACGAGTCCATGGCACAGGAGACGAGGAAGAAAGTGGACACGATAGTCTCGGCGCTCAACGCCGCGGTCGTCCGCGAGGGCGCGCGCGCCGTCCGGTCGGCCTACCGCGGCCGGGTCGCCGCGACCGCGGTCCGGGCAGAGATCCTGGGCTTCGAGGAGGCCAGGAAGGGGAGCCCGGGGCTCTCCGAGTCCCTGGCGAGGCTCAGGCAGTACCTCCTCGAGGCGAACGCGACGATCAGGCGCTCGGTCGACAACTTCCTCGCCGCCCTCCGGATCGCGGCCGGGGCGGCCTCGAGGATCCAGGAGTTCGACGACGTCGAGCGGGACCTCTACATCGCCGAGGTCGGGGAGGCCGCGGCCGTCGCCGTCGCCTCGAGCTGGAGCCGCCGGCGCCTGACCTCGATGCTGATGGAAAAAATCTACAAGCTCGTCGAGGCCGGGGACTTCATAGTCATAAACGGCCGGAACTACGACATCGCCAAGTACGCCAAGATGGTCGTGCGGACGGAGTTCCGGAAGGCCCAGACGGCGGCCGCGAAGGACACCTGCGCGCGCTACGAGTGCGACCTCGTGGAGTGGTCCCGGCACGCGAACGCCTGCGAGATCTGCCAGCCGCACGAGGGGAAGGTCTTCAGCCTGAGCGGGAAGGACCCGACATACCCCCCCCTCGGGGAGCTCGCGCCGCCTCTCCACCCCAACTGCGGACACAGCATCCTGGCCACGAGCCGCGAGGCGATCGGAGCCAGGGGCGAGGAGGCCCTCGCGTGATAAACGCCTACCTGGTCGACACGGTGAAGTTCGTCCGCCCGCAGAGGGACAAGTGGATGAAGACCGTCGGCGAGACCGTCACCGAGGTCCCCGCGCGGAAGGTCTACAAGATGAGGAGGATCCTGACGCTCACGGGCGAGGAGGCCAAGAGCGAGCTCACGATAATGGCCCAGGACAGGGACGTGAACCTGGCCGACCTGGTCGAGGTCGACGGCCAGCGCTGGGCGATCCTGGCGATAAGGAGGCCCAGGGACTTCTCCTGGGGATTCGTGGAGGTGATACTTGGAACCGGAACAAGGGTTTAGCCTCGACACGAGCAAGTTCGTAGCGGAGTTCAACAGGCTCCGGGGCGATATGAAGGCAAACGCCAAGCAGGGGCTCTTCTACGCCGCCGCGGAGATGCTCCACGACTCGAACACGGTCGAGCCGAAGACGCCCAAGAAGTCCGGAGACCTCCGCGGCAGCTGGCACCTCGAGGCGGTCGAGAACGGCCCGGAGGACTGGGAGCTCCAGTGCGGCTTCAACATCGAGTACGCCGCGGCCGTCCACGAGATGCTCCAGGGAAACGAGCAGTGGGGGATGGTCGTCAACTGGAGCGAGCCCGGGTCCGGGCCGAAGTACCTGGAATCCAAGCTCTCCATGTTCGGGAAGAAGTACCTCAAGGTGGCCCTGAGCTTCGTGCAGAGCACGGCCGGGGCGGGAGCCGGGTGATGGTCCTCCAGGACATAGCGAACTGGATCCTCGCGCAGAGCGGGATAACCTGGCAGCTCGACGTCGACTTCTTCTATGGCGCGCTGCCGATAAAGGACAAGAACGGCGACGACGTCCCGGAGCGCTCGATGGTCCTCCTCGAGAGGACTCCCGGGGCCGTCGAGGGCCTCCTCCCGGACCGGGTCGACAAGGCGGTCCAGGTCTGGAACAGGGCCAGGGACTACGCCGACGCCGCCGCGGACGCGGAGGAGATCTATCTGCTGCTGCACGGCGAGGGCGGCTTCGCACTCCCCCCGGAGGAGTCGGGCTTCGCCTGGTACGTCATGACGGTCGACGCTCTCGGGAGCCCGGCGCCGATCGCCAACCCGAACCCGAGGGGGCTCGTCGAGTTTTCCACGAACTACATTTTCAGGATCGAAGGCGAGCCGCCGACGCCCTAGCGCGGCGGCTGACATAGGAGGTCAATAAAATGCCTAGATTGCCGATTGGAGACATGAGCGCGGCCGAGGTCATCTGGGGCTACGGGGAGAGCGCCCCAATCATCATCACGCCGCACCTCGGCAGGATCTCGCTCAAGGACACGGTGAACGTGAAGGACATCCAGGAGGAGTCGTACGGGGACAACGCTGTCGACGCCAGGGAGACGGGCCGCCCGGTCGAGGTCTCGGTCCCGATGACGCGCTCCACCCTCGAGCAGCTCGAGGCGGCCCTTGGCGGGGTGTTGATCGGGGATGTCCTCACGATCTCGGCCGACATCAGCTGCGAGGGCTATTACGAGAGAAGCCGCCCGCTCCTCATCAAGCCGAAGTGCGGCGCGGTCGCCGATCCCGACCACAAGACTTGGATCGAGATCTTCCACGCCTATCCGATCCCGGCGGTCGATCTCGGATGGGCCAGGGACGAGCAGAGGATCTTCCTCGTCACCTTCAAGACGTTCATCTCGCAGGAGTCCGGCCACGAGGGCGAGCTCTACACCATCGGGGTGCTCTGATGAGCCGCGAGCGCAGGGTCTACTCGTCCTCGCTCTACGAGGACAGGGAGATCGAAATCGACGGCAGGACGTTCAAGCTCAACAAGATCAACAAGGCCACGCTGAACGGGCTTGAGCGGAACCGCCTGGACCCCGAGAAGACGGCCTACGACCAGCTCGCCGTCTTCATCGACGCGCCCGTCGACTTCCTGGAGTCGGTCGACATCAGGCTCGTCCAGCAGATCTTCGACGACCTGGTCAAGGAATACAAGCTCGACCTCGGGGTCACCAAGGAAGAAAAAAAAGAGCCCGGGCCTGGCGAGACATCTTCGCCACAATAGCGTCCGCCTTTCCCGGGCTCTTCACGTTCCCCGAGCTCTGCCGACTCGACCTCAGGGATCTGAAGGACTGGGAGATGAAGGCCCAGAAGAAGCTGCTGGAGGACAAGATGACCGCGCTGACGATCGCGAGGAGCGACGCGCAGCTCCTCGCGACGCAGTGGGAGTGGCAGCACAAGTTCCTCGAGGCGGAGGAAGAGGACGGCTGACGAGCCGATAGAGGGAGAAATTAAATGGCCGAGGGCACCTGGGTAGCCGGATCCATCCTGGCCAAGCTCAAGCTCGACACGACGCAGTTTGAGAAAGGGGCGGGGGCCGCCGCCAAGGGCACCGGAGCCATGGCCAAGGAGGCCACGAAGGCCCACTCCGCCTTCTCCGGGCTCTGGAAGCAGATGGCGGTGGGCATAGGCGCCACGGCGCTCGTCTCCAAGGGGATCGGCTTCGTCAAGAGCCAGATCTCGGACACGATAAGGATCGGGCGCGAGTTCGAGAAGCAGTGGGCGAACGCGACGACCCAGATGAACCTCAGCGCGGGCGCCATGGACTCGATGAAGCGCGAGCTCCTGAGCCTCTCCCCGACGCTCGGGTCCGCGACCGAGCTCGCGCACGGGATGTACGAGGTCATCTCGGCCGGGATCCCGGCCGGGAAGGCGATCAAGTTCCTCGGGGAGTCCGCCAAGGCCGCGAAGGCCGGGTTCACGGACTCCTTCACCGCCATCGATGCCCTGACGACGGTGATAAACGCCTACGGCCTGAGCGCCGAGGACGCGACACGCATCTCCGACATGATGTTCGAGAGCGTCAAGCGCGGCAAGCAGACCTACGAGGAGATGGCCGGCGCGCTCGGGACGGTCGTCCCGATCGCCTCACAGGTCGGCATGGGGTTCGACCAGGTCGCGGCGGCGATGGCGACGCTCACCCGCCAGGGCATCGACGCGAACACGGCGACCGTCCAGCTCAGGCAGATCCTGGTCTCCGTCCTCAACCCGTCGAAGGAGGCGGAGAAGATGGCGGCGGCCCTGGGGCTCGAGTTCAACGCCCAGGCGCTGGCGGCCAAGGGGCTCTCGGGGTTCCTGGCCGACGTCAAGGAGAAGACGGGCGGCAACGTCGAGGCCATGACCGCGCTGTTCGGGAACGTGCGCGCCCTCACCGGAGTCATGGCCCTCGGAGGAGCCCAGGCGGCGGCGTTCGCCGGCGACCTCCAGGCGATCCGCGACTCAGCGGGCCAGACCGAGCTCGCCTTCCAGAAGCAGATGAAGACGCTCGACTTCTGGCTGGACACCGCCAAGAACACGCTCGAGAAGCTCAAGATCTCCTTCTACGAGGGCTTCTCCGGCCCGATCAAGGAGGGGATAACAACCTCGAAGGAGCTCGAGACCCGGATCCGGATCCTCCAGGAGAGGTTCGAGGACTTCGGGAGGCGGATCGGCAAGGCCTTCAAGTTCGTCATGGACAACGCCGAGTCGTTCTGGGCGGCGCTCAGGGGCCCGACCGCCTGGAGCAAAGTGATGGCCGAGAGGATATCCGGGGTCTCGGGCATGAAGGAGGAGATGCTCAAGGCCAGGATCGCGGCGGAGGACTGGTCCGCGGGCCTGACGAACCTCAACATCTCCCAGAAGGAGCTCCTCCGAAACTTCGGCATGAACACCAAGGAGGGCGCGAAGTGGCGGGCGGAGATGGAGAGGCTCAACGAGGAGCTGGAGGGCCAGAAGAACCACTACGACTCGCTCAACGGCGTCATGATCGCCGGCGCCCGGCACATGACCGACCAGGTGAGCGCGATCCTGGAGACCTCGAAGAGCTCCGAGGAGGCCTCGAGGAGGATCCGCGAGCTGCGCGACTTCATGAAGTCAGGAGGCGAGGCGGCCAGGGGCGGCGCCGGCGCGCTGGGCGAGCTCGACGAGGCCACGAAGAAATACAAGGAGAGGCTGGCCGAACTCCTGGACTCCCTCGGGATCAGCGCCGAGAAGAACCGCGAGCTCATCGACACGGACAGGATCCTCCACGCGCTCTACGAGAGCGGGAAAATATCGCTCGAAAAGTTCACCGCGGCCCACAAGGAACTCGTCGGCCAGATGTTCGAGTACGGGGAGATAGTCCCGACCTCGACCGCCAAGACGAGGGAGCTGACCACCAACATCTTCGAGCTCTCGAACATGTCCGACTCCATGGCGCGGCAATTCGCGAAAACGAAGGAAGCGACGCTCGACTGGAGCTCCGTCCTCGATCAGGCGAAAGCGTCGCTCGACGACCTCTCCTACGGGATAGAGACCGACGAGGACCGCCTGAAGTTCTTCGCCTCCCAGCTCGGGATCGCGACGAACGAGCTCCTCGCCTTCTACTACGAGGCGAAGCGCCTGGCCGTCTTCCTCCAGACCGGCGTCGCGCTCCCCGAGCTCGACTTCGGAGTCTACGTCCCGGACGCCGAGGAGGCGACGGAGAAGATCGGGTCCCTTGTCCAGGAGGTCTCGACCGTCTTCTCCGACGCCATGCGGAACATCGGCCGCTCGATCATCGAGATGTTCGGGGTCGGCAGGCTCCTGGCCTACGAGGCCAAGGAGTTCAACGACGAATACTTCCAGAAGGCGCTGGGCGACGTCAAGACCGAGAGCGACACGAAGCTCGCCGCCATCGACGCGGAGTACGAGGCGAAAAAACAAGCCATCCTCGCCAACGTCGCGGACGAGGGCGCGAGGGCCGACGCGCTCGCCGACCTCGACGAGCAGAGGCGGCTCCAGATCGAGCAGCTCGACAACTGGCGCTCCGCCGAGGAGGACCGGATCCAGGGGGACCTCGACAAGAAGAAGGACGAGTTCGCCAAGCGCGAGGAGGAGCGGCAGAACTCGCTCTGGACGAAGGTCAAGGAGATCGTCGGCGTCGCCGCGGACGAGCTCCTCGGCATCATGATGACCCGGTTCCTCAGCAAGCTCGCCGACAAGGTTTTCGACGTCTTCTCCGACACGATGGGGAACGCCGCCAAGAGCGCCGTCGGGGCGGTGACCGACATCACGAAGGGCGCCTCCGGGGCGATCTCCGGCATGTGGACCGGGCTCGGCGCGGCCGTCGGGTCGTTCCTCGGCACCGCGCTGGCCGGCCTCATCGGGGGCGGGCCGAGCGGGCACCAGCAGGAGCAGATGATAAACGACATAAAGGACACGAGGAACTTCGCGGCGGACATAAAGGCGGCCATCGACTGGGTCAACAAGAGCCTCGACCTCATCAAGTGGGAAAGGGTGAACGCCGTCCTGGGCAAGCTCGACAACGTCAAGAAAAGCATCGACGCCGCGGCGAAGCCGATGATCGGATACCTGAAGTCGATCAGCGGCCAGATGGGCGAGATCGGCGGCGCCCAGTACGGCGCCATCCTCAGGGAGCCCGGGCTCGTGATGACGCACGGCACGCCCGCGCAGCCCGAGTGGATAATCCCGGAGTCGAGGATGCGGGCCATGGAGGCCGGCGGGCCGAGGCAGGTCAGCATCCTCAACACGGTCAACATGGGCGGGCTCATCATAACGGACAGGGAATACATGCGGACGCGGCTGATGCCCGAGTTCCTCGCGGCGCTCAACTCGAACGAGTTCAAGAACCAGGCGCAGAGGGCCCTGGGGCTGGCCTGACGGGAGGGGCGGCATGATCTACTACGCGGTCGACAATCTCCTGGCCGGGGACGACGTCGTCCTCAGCTCGTCGAGCGAGGACGCGCTCTACGTCCTCGAGAACCTGCACAACGGCCGGCCCTCGAAGCCGTTCCGCTTCGCCGGGGTCGGCGCCCCGGCGGACCCGGAGTGGGTCTGCGCCGAGTTCGACGCCCCGAAGCGCGCCACCCTGGCGGCCGTGTTCAACCACAACCTGTCGCTCGCCTCGTCGAACGACGCCCTGGTCCTCAAGGCCTGCGACGGCGGCTGCGAGAGCGCCGCGAGCGCGCCCTGCGACTGGTCGCTCCCGGACTTCAGCCTCGACCTCTCCGGCCGCCTGGTCGAGAACTGGAACGACCTCTTCTCCTTCCTCGACGAGACGCGCCTCTCCTGGAGACTCGAGGCGGTGGACGAGGACAACGGGGACGGCTACGTCGAGCTCGGCGAGTGGTTCCTCGGGGTCCGCGCCGCGCTGAGCTCGGCCAAGCTCCAGCCGGGGAGGGCCGAGGGCCCGCGCCTCTACGGCCCCGCCAACAAGACCGCCTACGGCCAGCACTGGCCGCTCTCCTTCGCGCGGACGGCGACGCTCGACCTCACGCTCTGGAACCTCAACGACCCGAGCACCGTAGATGCGGTCAGGCGGATGATCGAGGCCGCCCACGAGAACAACGGCCGGCTCGTCCTCGTGCCGTCCCCGAGGCACCCGTTCGTCTACTACGTCCACATCGAGAACACCGAGGGATTCATGGCCCAGATCATCCGCGGGCTCGACCGCGAGCTGACGAGCTGGACGCTCCAGCTCGAGACGCTGGCCAGGGGGATCCGGCTCCTATGAACCTCGGCCAGCTCGTCCGCAAGCTCCAGAAGGACATCTCCAGGCTGACGCAGCTGGTCCTGAACATCAGGGCGTCCGTCTCCGGCGGCGAGGCGAACACGGCCTCGAACATCGGAGCCGGGGGCGTGGGCCTCTATGACTCCAAAGTCGGCGTCGACCTGCGCTTCCGGAACATCAACGCCGGGTCGACGAAGCTGTCCGTGGCGCTCGACAACCCGAACCACGAGGTCGACCTCGACGTCGTCCAGGCGCAGATTGACCACGGCTCGATCGCCGGCCTGGGGGACGACGACCATGCGCAGTACCTGCTCGCTGCCGGCACGCGGGCGCTGACGGGGAGCTGGGACGCCGGCTGCGCGGCGGGCCGGGTCATCCGGTCCGGGTATCTCATGGCCGGGGCGGCGGTCGCGGCCATGGTGGAGCGGCTGCAGACAGAGGCCCGGATCGCCCTCAAGGAGACGACCGACCCCGTGGCCTCGGCCGGCTACGGCAAGCTCTGGGTGAGCTCGGCCGACAAACTCGTCTACTTCATGGACAGCCTGGGGAACATCTACGACCTGACCGCGCTCGGGTCCGGGGGCGGCGGCGGGGGCGCGCCGGCGGACGCCGAATACATCGTCGGCGCGGCGGACCTGGGGCTGACCGCCGAGCGGATGAAGGCAGCGCTCTACGACAACTACGATCTCGACGACTACCCGGCGGCGCCGGACGGCATGGACGATGAGTTCGAGGACGGCTCGATCGACGTGAAGTGGACGGCGCTGAACAACCCGGCCGCGCCGAACTCGCTGAGCGAGGCCGCCTTCGCGGGTTTCCTCTGGGTCGGCCTCCTCGAGTACGGCGACGCCACGGCGGCCTTCAACGGCTTCGTCCGGCTCTATCAGGCGCCCCCGGGGACCGCTGCTCAGACGTACATCGGGAAGGTATCGCTCGGCTGCGTGGGCCTCGAAGCCTCCGCCGACGAGGGCGAGTGGGTTGAGGTCGGCATCTATATCGGCGAGCCGACCGGGAACGACTCCGTGACGGTCGGCACCCACTTCAACGACGCCGGGGGCGCGCAGTTCATTAACCGGGTGCAGCTTTGGACATGGAACAACAACGTCTCCGTCGCCCCGACGTACAACAACTTTCAGGTTATCAACCCCACCTCCTGGGTTTACGTGAAACTTGAGAAGACGACGGCGAACGCCTGGACGAGCGCGAACACGTACAACGGCTACTTCTCGCTCAACGGGATCGTCTGGTACCACATCGGCCAGGTCTCCTATACTTTCACGAACGCGGCGACCGAGATAGGCGTCTATTTCAGGCGGCCGAAGAGCCAGGGCGGCGACCCCGTCGGCTATGGGGTGTGCGACTTCTTCCGGAGGATTGTCTGATGGTTCCGCACCGCACCTTCACGACGTTCCGGCACGTGAGCCTCCATGCCTCCGGATCGGCCAGCGGGCTCAACCTGGCCGACTGGACGAACGAGCACATCGAGACTCCCATCCTCGGATGCAAGAAGATCGGCGCTATAACCTGGGAGCGGTATGTCATCGTCTACCGGGGCGTCCCGGCCGAGGGCTGGGGCGAGCTTTCCGGCGCCGATAAGGTGATGAGCGTCCGCACGACGGCAACCCTCCTTCCGCCGTACTACAACTCGAAGCCCATAACGGAGATAAACTTCTCGGCGACCTGCGGAATCCTGCGCTACATCGAGGACGCCTTCGACGTCGACCTGGCCACGGGCAAATACGCGGACGGGGTGGGCGCGGAGTGGCACAATTACCCCCGGGTCATTTTCGCTCATTGTCCGACTCAGAACGCCATGTACACAAATTTTATGGTAGCCGACTTCCCGCAGACGCACGACTTCTGGCTCCAGGCGTGGTGCCCGTTCTCCGACCAGGCGCTCTGCTATTGGCAAAGCAGCAAGATACTGTCCTGGGGCCTTCAGTTCGCGCATAACTTCAACTATGTCCCGGTCACGGCAGCATGGGCCACCGGGAACGGCGTCTTCCAGAACGTCCAGTTCGACCACGTCAAGATCAAGTATCACAATCCGGTCGTGAACTCTCTTTCCCGCTATTCCGGGCCGACGGCGGGAGGATTCCCGCTGACCCTCTACGGGCTCGGGCTCTACAACTCCGAGGCCGACGTGGACGAGGGCGGGAGCTCGCGCTGGCTATTCACCGGAACATCCTGGAACGACATGGTTGACCAGGTGTACGTCGAGGACCTCGCCGGGAATGTGGTCGCGACGTTGAAGAGGGACGGCTTTTTCGGGGGATCCGATTTTGCCAACCCGACGAACGCGGAATTGACGATCCGCTCCTTCCCGGCGCTGCCGGCGGGGCTTTATCAGCTGCGGGTCTGGAAGGAGATGTCGCTACCCGGGATCCCGATCGCCGAGGGTTATGCCGGAGACTGGCGCACCGACGCCGCCGGACGCATGACCGCCGGAGAGAGGCTCTACATCAGGATCGGCGACGAGGTCAAGCCGCCCCGGACGCCGGTCGTCCTCACGAAGTGGACCTGGAAGAAGGGCGACAACTACATCTTCCGCTGGTACGCGC